GCAGGTTGGGGTGGTAGGATATTAGGTGCATTGAGTGTGGATGATAGAAATATTCATTATATTGGTAATGACCCAAATACTGAAAATTTTATTCCTGAAATTCAAAAGACTAGGTATGAGTATTTAGGTGAATTCTTTAATAGTAAAGTACCTGGAGCTGCAAATCCATTTTGGGGGCATAAATCAACGTATGAAATATTTACAACGGGTTCTGAAATAATTCATTTAGATGCCAGATTTGAGAAATACAAAGGTAAATTAGATTTTGTATTTACATCACCACCTTACTTTGATAGAGAGAGATATTCAGATGATGAATCTCAATCATTTAAGAAGTTCAATAACTACGATAGTTGGAGAGATGGATTCCTACTACCTACTTTAACAACCGCGTATGAGTATTTACGAAACGATAGATACATCTGTTGGAACATTGCCGATATTAAAGTTGGTTCTGATAAGTGGTTTACTTTAGAACAAGATTCAATTGATATATTGGTTGAATTAGGAATGGAGTATAAAGGTAAGTTGAGAATGACAATGTCTCCAATGACTGGAGTTGATTTGAGTGGAGTGAAAAATAGTATGAAAATAGGTGGTACATCCTACAAATATGAACCAATCTTTATTTTCTACAAACCTTAAAAATAACAAATGTATCAGAACATATTTTACGAAAGAACCCAAAATCTTATCCATCTATGGGATGATAAAAATGGTTATCAAACATTCCCATATCGAAAGTATGCATATAAGAAAGACCCGTACGGTCAGCATACATCAATGCATGGTGATAGATTGACTCGTATTTCAAAGTGGGAAAAGGATGAAGCTGAAGATTTGTTTGAATCAGATGTACCCGAAACCACTAGAGTATTAGTTGATATATACGATTCCGACACTCCATCAAAAGGAAACAGAACAATGACCTTTGATATAGAAGTTGAAATGGTTAGTGGGTTGCCTAATACTCAATTTGCACAAAATGAAATTACTGCAATAGCATCACATGATGGTGTAACTAAATTGTACGATGTATTTGTATTAGATAAAGCAAGGAAAGTTAAAAACAATGCAAAACAATTCAGTAAAGATGGTAGAGATGTCAAACTGCATATTTTTGATAATGAAAAAAATCTTCTAATTGCATTTCTTAATTATTATGAGGAAGTCAATCCAACTATTTTAACAGGTTGGAACATTGACTTCTTTGATATTCCATATCTTTACAATCGTATTAAGAATGTATGTGGGGAAGGACATGCTAAAAGATTATCTCCGATTGGACAAACCTTTTATTCACCTTACAGACAGAAGTGGAGTTTTGCGGGTGTATCTATTTTGGATTATATCAATCTCTATAAGAACTATAACTATGGGTTAGAATCATCCTATACTCTAAATCACATTGCTACCAAAGAATTGGGTAGAGGTAAGGTTGAGTATGAAGGAAGTTTGGATGATTTGTTTGAGAATGATTTGGAGAAGTTTATTGAATATAACATTGTCGATGTGGACTTGGTTGTATCAATGGATGAGAAACTTCAATTCATTGAATTATGTAGAGCGATTTGCCACGCAGGATTTGTTCCGTATGAAGATTATATGTTTTCATCGAAGTATTTGGAGGGAGCATGTTTAGCATATCTTAAAACTAAAGGGTTGGTAGCACCAAACAAACCGAAGGATAGGAAAGAAAAGATGCAGGCACTTCGTGATAATAACGAAGAGAAGTTTATCGGAGCTTATGTAAAAGAACCCATTGTTGGAAAGTATGATTGGATTTATGACTTGGACTTAACATCTCTATATCCATCAATCATTATGACCCTAAACATTTCACCTGAAACCAAAATTGGAAAGATTAAAGATTGGGATGCCGAACATTGGGTTAGAGGTGGAAATGATAGGTATACGATTGTAGGTGCAGGTGGTGATACATATGATTACACCAAAGAAGAATTAAAAGATGTAATCAAAGATAGTAATTTAGGAGTAGCTGCAAACGGAGTGTTGTATAATCAAGATAAACCAGGATTGATTGCAGATATTTTGGATACATGGTTTAAGCAGAGGGTTGAATTTCGTAAATTAGAAAAACAATATGGTGAAGCAGGTGATACCGAAAAGTATGAATTCTATGCTAAAAGACAGTTGGTACAAAAGATTCTTCTAAACTCAATGTATGGAGTATTGGGATTACCAGCATTCCGTTTCTATGATATTGATAATGCAGAGGCAGTTACGATTACGGGTCAGACTGTAATTAAGAAAACTGCAGAAATGGCTAACATCAAATATAATAAGGAGTTAGGTACGAAAGAAGATTATAATGTATACATCGATACTGATTCCATTTATATGATGGCAGAACCATTGGTAAAACATCGTTATCCAGAATATAAGACATTTGACCAAAACCGAATGGCACAGGAGGTCAACATTATAGCCGATGAAACTCAATCATTCCTTAATTCATTTTATGATTTATTAGCGGAAAGATTCTTCTGTATTCCAAAAGATAAACACAGATTTGAAATTAAGAAGGAATATATCAGTAAAGCAGGATTTTGGGTAGCAAAGAAAAGATACGCACAATGGATGATTTTGAAAAATGGTATCCCTTGTGATAAGTTGGATGTGAAAGGATTGGATGTAGTTCGTTCATCATTCCCAAAAGCATTTCAGGATTATATGTCCGGAATGTTAAAGGATATTCTTATGGGAAAAGATAATGATTATGTTGATAAGAAGTTATTGGATTTCAAAAAGAGTATGATGACTTTACCTGTTAATAAAATAGCAAAGGGTGGTGCCATTAAGGAATTAAGTAAATACGATAATGGTAAATGGAGAAAAGATAGTGGATTACAGATTGCTAACTTTGAGAAAGGAACTCCTGCACACGTGAAAGCAGGTATATCATACAATCGATTGTTGAAATTCTTTGACTGTCCGTTTAAGCACGAACCAATTAGAGATGGTGATAAGGTTAAGTGGGTGTATTTAAAGCAAAATCCATTAGGATTAGATACAGTTGCATTCAAAGATTACAATGACCCAAAAGAGATTATGGACTTCGTAGAACAATATGTAGATAGAGATATGATTTTCAAAGCAGAATTGGAAAACAAATTAGATGATTTTTATAAAGCATTGAAGTGGGAAAAAGCATCAACTGAAACACAAACTGCGAAAAAGTTTTTTACATTTTAATTATGGAAAGTTTAAAATTTTGGAATCCAAATGGATTTGATATAGCAAGTTATAAGTGGCTATTAAAAGAAAGAAAGAATAAAGAATTATTAGGAAACGGTTCAGATGCTGGAACTTGTTATTATACATTCAATGAGTTAGGATTTAGAGGTGATTCACCTAAAAAGAAAGGATTGAAAATAATGTCAGTTGGATGTTCTCACACTGAAGGAATAGGTGTACATGATAGACAAACTTGGTCACATTGTTTATCTAGAATGATACCAAATGGTGTTGATTTAAATTTGGGTATAAGTGGTAGAAGTAATGATTATATTGCCAGAAGTATTTTAACTTGGGTAGACGAATTAAAACCATCAATAGTATTGGTGATGTACACATATCCTCATAGGAGAGAATTCTACAGAGATAATGGTGATGTAGAACCATACCACCCAAATCCTTGGGGATATTTTGATGAAGAAAAAGAAGGTAGAATGATATGGGCTAATAAAATTGCATCATCAAATGATAAAGAAGATTTTATAAATTGGTATAAAAATCACCAATTAATAACTTATTATTTGAAATCAAAACAAATTCCGTTTATTTGGAATGGTACATTTGTTGGGACGGAATATACCGATGAAAGTAGATTTGATGGTGATTATCCAAATTTTAAAGATAGTCACACACATGCAACATCACTTCAAAATGAAGAATACGCAAAAAATCTATACAAATATATTAAAGAAAATTTTGAAATATAAAAAAAATAAACTAAATTACGAAAAATAAATTATATACAATGAAAAAGCAATTAGAATTATTTCCGGAAGAGAAATTACAAAATCAGGATGCAGATATTATTGGTGTATCTGAAGCAACTCCAATCGCAGATGTAGAATGGTGTTTTCAATTTTTTAATAATGAGCCTATAGTGTTTGCATGGTCAGATGAAAATTCAGAGCCATCACCATTAACATTACGAATCCAACCAATAGAAGGACAAGGATTAAATTTTCAACAAAATGGAATGCAGTTCACAATCTTCCCAAGACCAATTTCGGAAGAATCAAAATTAGAGAGAGAAAAATCTAAAGAAAATAACTAATTATTATGAGCTTTTTTCAAAACGATATTAGTAAGAGAGAGCATAGTTTGTGGGTGGAGAAATACCGCCCACAAACACTTTCCGAATATGTAGGTAATGAAACCGTAAAGGAAACCATTCAGCAGTATTTGGATAATAATGATATTCCACATTTGTTATTACATGGTAAAGCAGGAACTGGTAAAACCACACTTGCAAAACTAATTGTAAATACAATCAAATGTGATAGTATGATTATCAACGCATCGGATGAGAACAACGTAGATACAGTTCGTAATAAGGTGAAGAACTTCGCATCCTCTATGGGATTTGCAGGATTTAAGATTATCATTTTGGATGAGTTTGATTATATGACTCCAAACGCACAGGCAATCTTGCGTAACTTAATGGAGACATTCTCTAAACATTGTAGATTTATCTTAACGTGTAACTATCACGAAAAGATTATTGACCCAATCAAAAGTAGATGCCAAACATTTGCAATCACACCACCTACAAAGAAAGATGTTGCAATTCAGGTTACTAGAATTTTAGATGCTGAAAAAATCAAATACGATGTTAAGAATGTTGCTGATATTATCAGTTCATATTATCCTGATATTCGTAGAATCTTAAATACTTGCCAATTACAATCTGCAAAAGGAGAGTTGAAAGTAGACCATCAAATTATGGTTGAATCTAATTTCCAAACAAAATTGGTAGATTTGTTAAAAGCAAATGATGATAAGAGAAATATGTTTATGAATATCAGACAAGCAGTTGCTGATAATAGATTAAACGATTATTCGGAAATGTATTCTATGTTATATAGTAGAGTTGATGAATACGCAGCAGGTAATACTGCCAATGTAATCTTAACTATTGCAGAAGGATTATCCAAAGATGCATTAGTAGTAGATAAAGAAATAGTGTTTATGAGTACAATTATTCAAATTTTAAATATTATAAAATAATGGAACAAGGATTACCGAATGGTGTCAGCCTAAATGATGCGAGAGATATGGTATGTGAATGTGGAAATAAAACATTTATGCCAGGATATAGATTTAAAAAATTAAGTAAAATAATGACTGGCAATGCACAAGATTCAATCATTCCAATTGAAATGTATCTTTGTACCCAGTGTGGAAAAGCATTGCAAGAGTTATTACCTTTGGAATTAAGAGACACCCCACCATCAATAGTATAATAATGGCAGGAAAAAAACTATTTGACCATATTGCTGCAATCACATCGGAGCAAGACCCAAAGTATTTTGATAAACTTACAGAGGAAGATGTTAAGTCGTGGAGCAACTTTATGATTAACAGATTTCTTTCTATGAAACCAGAATGGGTAGAACTGATTGCAACTATATTACCTTTGACTCAAACATTAGAACCGAGGGAAATGTATAAGTTGTATATCAGTATCATACCCAAAGGCAAGTATTATCTAAAATACATCAAAGGAAAGGGAGAAGAAAAATACGAATCATTTTTAGTTGATTTAATTAAGAAAGAATACGATTGTTCAGAAAGACATGCAATAGATTATGCTGAAGTCCTATATGCAACCAGAGAAGGTAGAGAGCATATAAAATATGTATGTGAGAAATATGCCGTTGATAAAAAACAAATTACGAAGCTAAAATTAAAGATTTAATGTTAGGTAAAAAATATTTGGTAGCAAATGGGTGTTCCTTTACGGAAGGCCATATGCTAGGAAATGAAGGAGCATGGCCTAAATTTTTAGGAGAAAAACTAAATTTAGAGGTTGTGAATATAGGTAAAGGTGGTAGTGGAAATGATACCATTACGTGGAGAACTTTAGAATTTTGCGAAATCAAAAAAGATATTGCAGAAAATTCATTATTTGTTATTCAATTAACAGAATGTTTGAGATACCATGTCTATTATGATGATATGCGAACCCCACCACAAGAATGGCATGTAACTCCATTATGTTTTCAGAGACATATGAATTCTTTTAAAGATGGTAATGGTGCATCAAAATGGATTTATAAAAATAAAGATGAATTGATTTATGTATACAACAACATAACATTTGCATTATATAAAACATTTCAAAATATACTATCACTAACTTCTTATTTTGAATCAAAAGGATATCCTTACATAATATTTGATGGTATAAATGACCATAAACCATTTGAGCATAACGGAAATTTTTATCTAAAAGAATCTAATTCTGATAACATAAATGAAGAATTTAAAATAAAAACATATTTTGAAGATTTTGAAAGGTATATTACTAGAAGAGAAGGTGGTTATGTCATTAATGAAAATTTAATAAATAATGTATTTAGTAATCATTACATATTTAAACAAATTCCAGCAATGCTTAAATTCTTTTTTGATAAAGGTATTACCGAATTTAATGATTGTGACCATTATTTTAAAGGAAATTCAGGTCATCCAAATTTAGAAGCGTGTGACATTTGGACTGATATATTAAAAAATTATATTGAAGAAACATTTGGAAAAACGAAATAAATTGTGTATATTGTATTTAAATAACACACTATGGCAAGAGTTTCGTTTTCCCAATACAGTATGTGGTCTTCATGTCCCCATCAATACAAACTGGCTTACATAGATGGTTTGAGAGAATCATCATCTAGCATCCACACCGTATTTGGTTCTGCAATGCATGAGACTTTGCAAGAATATTTAAGTAGATGTTTGCGTATTTCTAAATCGCAAGCAGATAAGAATATGAATACAAAGGAGTTTCTCAAAGAAAAAATGAGAGAATCCTTTTTAAAAGAATCAAACGAAGGACAAAATCCAATATGTTCCAAAGAAGAGTTAGTTGAGTTTTTAGAAGATGGTAATCTTATTTTAGATTACTTTCAGAAGTCTAAAAATTTCAACAACTTTTTTTCATTAAAAGATGATGAGTTGATTGCAATAGAGCAACCAATCAATACCAAAATTGCAGAAAATGTAAACTTTTTAGGATTCATTGACTTTATTGTTAGAAGTAAATCAACGGGTAGATACCGTATTACGGATTTCAAAACCTCAACTAGAGGCTGGACCAAAACCCAAAAAGCAGACTCGGTTAAAAGTACTCAATTACTTTTATACAAAAAGTTTTACGCAGAATTACTAAACATATCAGAAGATATAATAGATGTAGAATTTATTATTTTAAAGCGTAAGGTATCCGAAAATACAGATTATAACATTCCTCGTATCAGTAGACACGTACCTGCTAGTGGTAAACCATCTATGAATAAGGCATGGAAAGGGTTTACTGAATTCGTTAATAATGTGTTTGACCAGAGTGGTGAATATAATGTAGATTCAAAATATCCTAAATATCCATCAAAACTTTGTGATTGGTGTGAATTTAAACAAAGAGGAATTTGTGATGGAAAAATATAAAAAACAATAATTATTTATAAAAAGAGTTATGGCAAAAAAGAAGATTTTATTATTATCGGACGACTTGCGAATGTCGAGTGGTATAGCTAATGTTTCCAAACAATTAGTTATGGGAACGGTTGATAAATATGATTGGGTTCAATTAGGTGCAGCAATCAAACATCCAGAAGCAGGTAAGATTTTAGATTTAAACGAAAGTGTTAGAGAACAAACTGGCGTAAAAGATGCGAATGTAAAAATTTACCCATCAGATGGTTATGGTAATCCAGGCATTATTCGTCAATTATTGATGGTAGAAAAGCCTGATGCTATCTTACACTTTACTGACCCTAGATATTGGATTTGGTTGTATGAAATTGAACATGAAATTCGTCAATCAGTTCCCCTTTTCTTTTATCACATTTGGGATGATTTACCAGACCCAAAATACAATAGAGATTATTACGAAAGTTGTGATTGGATTGGATGTATTTCAAAGCAAACTTATGGGATTACTCGTAGAGTTTGGGGATGGGATAAAGAAAAGCATTGGACACCACCTGCTGATTGGCAAGTAAGTTATGTACCGCATGGTATCAATTCGGATTTGTATAAGCCAGTTGAAGTACCAGCTGATTTCAAAAAAGAAATCTTTGGTGAAAAGGAATACGATTTTGTTTTATATTGGAATAATAGAAACATTCGTAGAAAACAACCAATTGATGTAATTCTTGCATTTGATAAATTTGTGGAGGCATTAGCTCCAGAGCATAGAAGTAAAGTATGTTTATTGATGCACACTAATCCAGTTGAAGAGCATGGAACGGATTTACCGAGAACTATAGCAGAGTGTTGTTCATCTGAAACAAATGTAGTATTCGCTCCAAACCGATATACAGAAGAACAATTGAATTATCTTTATAATTTGGGAGATGTAACAATTAACGTAGCATCTAACGAAGGATTTGGATTAGCAACTGCAGAATCGGTAATGGCAGGAACTCCAATTATTGTAACGGTAACAGGTGGATTGCAAGACCAATGTGGGTTTAGAGATATTACAACTGGAAAATTACTAACCGCAGAAGATTATGTAGAGATAGGTTCATTACATGATAGACATAAAAAAGCAGGTGTAGTTTGGGGAGATTGGGTTAAACCAATTTGGCCAGTTCGTTCAACCACGGGTTCAGTTCCTACTCCTTATATTTTTGATGATAGGGTTGATTTCGAAGATATATCACCATTGATTATGGAATGGTATTTAACTCCAAAAGAAGATAGAGATGCAGCAGCATTAAAAGGAAGAAAGTGGATGTTAGGTGATGGATTGTTGAGCAGAGAAGCAATGTGTAAAACACTATCAGATGGTATGGAAGGTGCATTTGAAAATTGGAAACCAAAGAAAAAATTTAAGTTAATAGAGTTATAATATGAAACCAACATTAGTATTTCAGGCACCAATTGCAACAAGAAGTGGGTATGGTGACCACGCGAGAGATTTGTTACACTCTTTATATAAATTAGATAAGTTTGATATTAAAATTATTAGCACTCGTTGGGGGAATACCCCAATGGATGCTCTTAATTATGATAATGAATTTCATAAATGGGCGGTAGATAACATCATTCCACAGATTACAGAAAAACCTGACATTTATATTCAAGTTACAGTTCCAAATGAATTTCAACCATTAGGGTTTTATAACATTGGAATTACTGCAGCAATTGAAACTACACATTGTGCATTAGATTGGATTCATGGATGCAATCGAATGGATTTAATTATAGTTCCATCCGAACATTCAAAGAAAAGTTTAGTAGATACGGTATATAATGAGCAAGATAAACAAAGTGGACAATTAGTTGCACAACACAGAATTCAAAAACCTGTTGAAATCCTCTTCGAAGGATTTGATGAAGCTGATTTTGGAACCAAAACCTTTGAGCATATTACCGAATTGGATTCAATCAAAGAAGAGTTTGCATTCCTATTTGTAGGACATTGGTTAAGAGGTGATTTGGGTGAAGATAGAAAGAATGTGGGAATGATGATTAAAACATTCGCAATGGCATTCAAAAATGAAAAGGTAAAACCCGCATTGGTTCTTAAAACATCTTCAGCAGGATTCTCTGTAATGGATAGAGAAACCACTATTAAAAAAATTAGAGAGGTATTGGGTAATGATTATAAATCAGTTCCAATCTATTTGTTGCATGGTGATTTAACACCTGCTCAAATGAACGGATTGTATGAACATCCGAAAGTAAAAGCAATGTTAAACTTCACAAAAGGTGAAGGGTTTGGTAGACCCCTATTGGAGTTCAGTTTGACGGGTAAACCTGTAATTGTATCTAATTGGAGTGGACATTTGGATTTCTTAAAGCAAGGAGCTGTTTTATTGGAAGGTGAATTAAAACCAGTACATGAATCAGCAGCAGACCAATTCTTATTAAAAGAATCACAATGGTTTAATGTAAACATTTCAAAAGCATTATCATCTATAAAAGATGTTTATAAGAACTATGAAAAATACAAAACGGCATCTTTACAATTGGGCAAACAAAATAAACAAAACTTTGGATTGGAAAAAATGACTAAATTGTTTGATGGAATTTTGAATCAATATGGTATTTATAGTAAGATACAACCAAAGTTTCAACAACTGCAATTACCTAAACTAAAAATGTTAAATAAGTAGTGTCAGCATATAATCGTATATATCGCAAGTACATAGATAAGGGTGATAAATCAGTATCACCCGAAAGAATGAGGCGTGGAAAATTCTATATGATAATGCAATACGAATATGTAGATGGTACAAAGCAATCATACTCTATAGGTGATGGACCAATTATATACACTTTGTTTGTATCTAGAGCCAAAGGAGTAGTTCATGCAGTTAAAGTATCAAATATAAATCCGGCTTTAGTAAAAAGATTTTTTGGTAAATTTGTAAACGAAGATGAAGATAAATTAGAAATGAAGGGTGGTGCAAAAAAGTTTTATTCATCCGTAGTTTCTAAAGTACCTATAATAACAAATGAAGCATATAGAACTTATAAAATAAGTGGGTTTGGTAGAATAACTGAATTAGAAATGGATATTGAAGGATTGACTCCTAATGTAAAAAAATCAATAAAAACTATTAAAGAACAAAATAACGAAAATACACAGTTATGACATCAAAAGAATTTGTAATTTGGTTACAAGGATTTACTGAAGGAGTACATCAGTATAACATTACCCCAATGCAGTGGGATATACTAAAAGCAAAATTGGCAGAGGTTAACGATACACAACCCATTGGATATACTGGAGCGGATGTTCCAAATACACAACCATTTCCAAGATGGCAAGAACCTCACACTTATTATCCAAATGTAGAGATACCATGTGTCAAACCAAACGGAACGGCACCATCACCTGGATTTGTAACTCCATCAACACCTGGTATAACAATTGCAAGTACACCAGGTAGCAGTATTAGTACAATCATCACACCCAATGGTATGAGTACATCAACCACATATGGATACCCAAGTGGTTCAGCATGGCATTATACAAATAATACATATAATCCACCATATACAACTGGTGACGGTTTAGATGATATAAAAATTCAACACAACGAAGATTAAAATGAAATTAAGTTACGCAATAACGGCTTGTAATGAGCATGAAGAAATTATAAGGTTAATTACACAACTGATAAACTATAAAGGTGAAAATTCGGAAATAGTAGTCCTTTTAGATACTCCAAAATCTTCTACGGAAATGATTGAGTATTTAGAATTGCAAGCTAATGCAAATTACATCACTTTAATTGAATCTGAATTTGATAATGATTTTGCACAATGGAAAAACTTTTTAAATTCACATTGTAAAGGTGAATGGATATTTCAATTAGATGCCGATGAGTACCTATCAAATGATTTAATCTATAATTTGGAAGAGCTATTAGAAGCTAATACTGATAAGGATTTGATAGTAGTTCCGAGAATCAATACAGTCGAAGGATTAACTGAAGCACATATTCAAAAATGGGGATGGAATGTTAATGAGAAAGGATGGGTTAACTTCCCAGATGTTCAGACTCGTATCTACAAAAACAATCCAGAAACAATTGGTTGGAGTGGTAAAGTACATGAAAGAATTGTTGGGTTTCAATCATACACCAATTTCCCATCAGATGAAGTGTATTGTATTATACATCCAAAAACAATTGATAGGCAAGAAAGACAAAACAATTATTACGATACACTATAATGGTACACGTCTATTATCACATATACGCAATAGACGGGGTAGAATCAATAGTGGAAGAGCAGATTTCTTTATTAAAAAAACATTTTGATTTTCCCTATATTTTAAATATAGGGATTTCTCTTGCAGAAGAAAATAAATCAATATACCATCTGTTGACTAAATTTAAAAATGTAAGGGATGTCAGAGCGAGAGGTAATGAATTTGTTACATTGGAATTAATACAAAAAGATGTAGAAAAATTTGCAGATTCGGATTATATTTTGTATTTTCATACTAAAGGTGCATCCAAACAAGGAAACACAAATGTTGCATCTTGGAGACATCTTATGAATTATTTTAATATAGAAAAAACCAGAAATGTTTTTAAATTATTTGAAAAAACTGATTTTAATACATACGGTGTCTTACTTGGTAATGCTGGAAAATGGACAATATATTCTGGTAACTTTTGGTGGATGAAAGCGGACTACGCGAAAACGATAGATGTAAAAAATATAAATACAAACAGGTTTTCAGCAGAAACCGATTATATTCAAAATGGTGTAAATTGGAAACCATATTCACCATATAATTTAGAAGTAACTAATCATTATCAGGTTTTATTTAAAAGAGAAGAATATGCAAAATAAAATAACATTCATATACGATTATAGAGATGGGGAAGTATGGTCTACTCCATTGGCATTAGTAAATGAATTTAAAGAAAGAGGGTGGGAAACTCAAATAATCAAAACAAATGATACTGATTTAAAGAATTGGGTAAATTCCAAACCACAAACAGATATCGTATTGTTTATGGATTGGGGTAGATTTGATTCACAATATCTTAATAAGGATTTAGTTCCTGCATTTTGGATACAAGAAAGTGGTGATGACCCACAAAACTTTGAAAGAAATTATCCTAAAGCAAATCGTTTCCATTACACAATCACACCCGATAAACAATCTGCACAAGAATATAGAAACAGAGGTATAAATGCTGAATGGATAAATCATTTCGCAGATACTAAAGTTCAGTTTCCAATGAATTTAGAACCACAATATGTTGCAGTAACTACACGAGGACTTGGAAATTCCCAATTTTTAGATTATCTTACAAATTGGGCAGAGGGAGCAGTTGGTAATAGAAATGGATTAGGACCTAAAGAACATACGGAATTTTTGAATACTGGTTTAATAGTAATTCAGAATAGTAGATGGAAAGAAATTACCCGTAGAATCTTTGAAGGAATGGCGTGTGGTAAGATGATATTAACTGATAGGTTGCCAGATGAAACTGGTTTATCTGAAATGTTTGTAGAAGGGGAAGATATTGTATATTACGATGAGATGTTCGATTGTATAGAGAAGATGAACTATTACAATGAAAACGAAGAGGAAAGGGAAAGAATTGCACATAACGGAATGATGAAAGTGTTGCATAATTACACACAAATTCAAGTAGTAAATAAATTAATAGAAAATTATGAAAGTTTTAATAACGGGAGTAGCGGGGCTATTAGGTAGTAGATTAGCAGATTGGTTAACCGAAAAACATCCAGAAGTTCATATAGTTGGAATTGATGATTTAAGTGGTGGATATAGAGAAAATGTAAACCCAACAGTAGAATTTTGGCAAATGAATTTGGTAACACACCCAATTGAAAATTGTTTTGAAATTCACAAATTTGACTATGTGTTCCATTTTGCAGCATACGCAGCAGAAGGGTTATCACCATTTATCAGACAATATAATTACGAAAACAATTTGGTTGCAACTGCAAGAGTAGTTAACCAATGTATTAAACATAATGTTAAACGATTGATATTCACTTCAACCCTTGCAGTATATGGTCATGGAGAAGGTGGATTATTTGATGAAACACACACACCTAAACCAATCGACCCGTATGGAGTTGCAAAATATGGATGTGAGATGGATATACAAATTGCAGGAGAACAACATGGTTTAGACTGGTGTATTATCAGACCACATAATGTGTATGGTATCAATCAAAACATTTGGGACAAGTATCGAAATGTATTGGGTATTTGGATGTATCAGCATTTAAATGGAGAACCAATGACGATATTTGGAGATGGTGAACAAACCAGAGCGTTTAGTTGTGTAGATGATATTGTAGAACCATTGTGGAACTCGGCAATTAGACCCGAAGCATCTAAACAAATTATTAATTTGGGCGGTATTGAGGAATGGAGTATAAACAAAGCAAATTCATTATTGAGAGCAATCATAGGTAGTGGTGAAGTTGTTTATAAAGAGGGTAGACACGAAGTTAAAAGGTCAATTCCAACTTTTCAAAAATCAATTAATATATTAGGATTTGAACATAAAACTTCTTTAGATGAAGGATTGTGGGATATGTGGGTTTGGGCATCACATCAACCTAAAAGAGAACAATTTATCTGGCCATCATACGAGCTTGATAAAGGTATTTACTCATTTTGGAAAAATAAATTATGACATTTGCTGAATTTTACGAAGTTTCTGAAATTAAAAGTGATAAAGGAACGACACACGACTATATAAATGGGTATTATTCGGAAGAATTTACACTAAAAAGAAATGATAAATTAAAAATACTGGAAATAGGCGTACATAGAGGCCCTTCTATGAAACTATTAAGAGATTGGTTTATAAATTCGGAAATAACTGGTATAGACCCATTTTATAATTTACCAGAAGGTATGGCGGATGATATTAGAAAAATGGGAGATATACAGATTATAGAAGCAGATGCATATACGCAAGATGTATTAGATATGTTTGAAAATGATTCAATCGATTATCTAATAGATGATGGACCACATACAATCGATAGTCAAATATACTCTATAAAAAATTGGTTCAGTAAAGTAAAATTGGGTGGTAAACTTATTATCGAAGACATTCAATCCAACTCCGATTTAAATAAATTAATTGATGAGGTACATAGTTTAAATTATGTATATAAAGTATTTGATTTGACAAAAAACAAAAACAGATACGATGATATCATATTGGAAATTATTAAAAAATAATTATGCAAAAATATTCAATAGTAATCCCAACACTTTGGAAATCAAATAGAATTGGAAAACTATTATTTGATTTGATAAAATGTGAATTTGTAGATGAAATTATATTAATAGATAACGCCGGCAAATTCTTTGAACATTTTGAAGGATTAGATAAAGTTAAATTAGTTCAAGTAGAAGAAAACATTTATGTAAACCCCGCTTGGAATTTAGGAGTTAAACTAGCTAAAAATAATAGTATAGCGATACTAAACGATGATATTAACTTTGACCCAAATATTTTTGAAGTAATAACCGAAGATGTTCTTTCCCAGTATGGTATTATTGGAATGGGTGAAGGTAATTACAAAGAACCTATTGATGAAGAAAGAGGACCTTTCATAGATGTTTGGAAATCTGGAATCAATGATTGGGGATGGGGATGTTTCATTATGTTGCATAAAAAGTATTGGATTAACATTCCAGAAAATATTAAAATATGGTATGGCGATAATTTTATAAAAGATAAAAATCCAGCACCAAAAGGTATATTGAGAAACTTCAAAGTTGAAACTGAAATGAGTACAACTTCGGATGAGAAAGAATGGGATGCTAGAAAAATGGAAGACCAAGTTAACTTTTTAAAATTATTTGTACATGGATAAATTACCAATTAGTATAGGAATACTTTCCTGGAATAGTGGGCAAGTATTAGTTGATACATTAACCACATATTATAACAATGGATTGTTTGATATGGTAAACGATACTACTATATTATTTCAAGAATTCAATGAGCAAGATTATCAAATTGCAAAACATTTTGGATTAGATTGCATAGGATTGAATCAAAACGTAGGTATAGGGCAAGGATTTATTAAACTAACTCAAAACGCACAATCGGATTATGTATTGGTATTGGAGCATGATTGGAATTTAATTGAAAATAGGGAAACCACATATAACACATTAAAGAAAAGTTATCAGGCAATTGAAATGGGGATGGATGTTGTTCGTTTAAGACACAGAAAGAATCCAGGTTATCCACATTTTTCATTTAGGTATCAAGGACAAGAGTTAACATACTATGATGATAACTCACAATGTACATCTCCACATTTATTGGATTCTTTACATTGGTGTGAACCTGATATTGAATTTGGTGATTATATAAATAAAACAGAAGATATGTTTTGGACAACATCTCGTTACGGTAATTGGACAAACAATCCATGTTTATATAAAAAACAATTTTATTTAGATGTAGTAAATAAATTTGCCGGAGATGGTATCGCATTGGAAGGTAATATAGCAAAATGGTGGGCCGAATCTACATTTAAAGTTGGCCACAATGAAGGATTATTCATGCATAACGATTGGCAAAAATACGGAAAATAAATTATAATAATATGGAATTAAATGAATGGGAAAATTGGTTAAGACCCGAAATACAAGCCAATGTTGATTTAGTAAAATCATATCTAAACAAAGGCGATGCATTTGTAGATGTTGGTGCAAATACTGGATTATTTAGTAAAATGATACTAGATGATTTGGGATATGATTTTTTAGAAAATGTAATATTATTTGAACCTGTACCATATTTGGTAAGTGAATGTAAAAATAAATTTGAAAAATATTCAAATATAACAATAGTTGATAAAGCATTAGGGAATGAAACTTCGGAAGTTACAATATTAGCATCTAATCAAAATTTGGGTTACAATAAAATTTATAAAGAGGGAATGGAAATACATTCACATGAAAAGTATACTATAAATTGTGTAACATTTTCTGAATGGGTAGCTGAAAATAAAATTGAAAAAGTTAATTTTATAAAAATAGATGCAGAAGGATATGATGTTAAGGTGATACGTGGTATGTTTGATTGGATGCAAACCACAAATCAAAGACCATACATATTATTTGAAACTAATTGGTATAAAGATGCGGAACAACAACTAATACGAGATATGGAAACTATATTTAATTATAGTTCTATTGATTGTGGTAGAGATGTATTATTAATTCCATAATATGAAAGATTTGGTTATATCGGCTATAGCAAACTATTTGCCAGAAAAAATTAAGATATATGTTGAATCCCTAAACGATTGTGGATTTGGTGGTGATAAGATAATGATATGTTACAACCTACCAAATGAAACCATTGAATATCTTTCTGCAAAGGGTTGGGAATGCTATGGTGCTGAATTACAAGGACATCCCCATATGAAACGATTGATTGATATGTGGTGGTTCTTACAGAATGATGAAAGAGAATGGGGGCATATTATAACAACTGATGTTAGAGATATTGTATGGCAATTAAATCCAACAGAATGGTTATCTAAAAATTTAAAATCAGAAATCATAGTTGCATCAGAATGTATTACTAATGAAAACGAACCTTGGGCACACAAAAATATACATGAGGGATATGGACCTATATTTTGGGAATCTATAAAAGGAAAAACTATTGCAAATGTTGGAGTTATTGCTGGTAAGTATCAATCAGTAAAAGATTTGTTAATGTTGAATTGGCTAGTATCTCAAGCTGGAGATACGAGACATTTCACCGACCAAAGTGCATTGAATTTAATAGTTAATAATAGTTTATTAAAAGACAAAATTGAAGTAAATTCCGATTTTGCACTACAAGTCGATACTCTATCAAAAGATAAAAGGTTTGAAAAGAAAACATATTTTATTGAAAACGAAATGGTAATTAACGAAACAATTCCATATGTGTTAGTTCATCAGTATGATAGAAATGAAGAACTTAAAAAGTTAATAGAAAACAAATATAAATGAAAAAAATAGTTATTACATCATTCGTAATGCCACATGAATTGGATGATTTAGAGAGAGTATTAATCGACTTGAATAAAGCATCTAAACATATAGATGGTGATAATTATGAATTTTATATTTCATTTTCAGTTTCGGATTATCTATTTGATTGGGAAAATTCTAAAGTAGATAAGCAATTTTTTATAGATAGATTTAATTCACTAAAATCATTAACTGACTGGGCTGGTAAATCTACATATCAGATTAGAGATGAAATTATCGGTGCACTACAAACCAAACGATACGCACATTTAGAATGTAAAGATGCAACTCACTTTATTTGGTTGGATACTGATATTTGTTTTGATGAGAGGATATTGTTTTATATGGAAAACGCAATTGATGTAATTGATAATGTTGATAAATATTTTATTACACCAGAAATTGTTAAGTATTGGGATACGACTTGGGATTGTTTAGTTAATTCTAATTATTTAAATAAACCATTGGATTATTGTAAAACAAACAATCCGTTTGTAGATTGTGGTGAAGTGGGTGATGTTGGATTGGAAACCGTTTTTAATAATGTACCAGGTCAACCTAGAACAAAATTTGGAGCTGGGTGGTTTACCCTTTTATCAAAACCCCTATTAGATAGAATACCATTGCCGGAATCGATGGGAGCATACGGGCCAGATGACACATTTTTAATGTGGGGTATTGAAAAATTGAATCAATCAGGTGCAAACATACATCAATTTAAATTAAAAAACTATATTGTTTGTGAAAATTATATTTATAGAAATAGAACTCATTATGATTCTATAATCAAACGAATTGATAGAAAAGAAGAATTCAAAAAACAATCATACTCTGTATTTCAAAAAGAATTAAATAAAATAAATTAAAATGGAATTACTTAAACAACAACTACAAGAAAAAGGATACACATATTTTAATATGAAAGATTACGATATTTTTTCGGAAGATTTAGAACATTATTCAAGATATATTTGCAATGAAACAAAAAATTTAAAAAATAAAATTAGAGGAATTCGTGTAGATGGAGTTGCTAAAGATGAATTTAAATCGGAATTTAATAGTGGAAGAATTCAAATACAGAAGGATTGCACAAATTGGGAAACCGCCAAACTCACTATGGATGAAATTTCATCCAAAATGGATTTATCCCCGTCCGCCGCTTCTTTTCAAAAATGGTATTATTTCCATAACGCAGATATAAATGATGATTTTAAAAGATTAGCAGATAAAATAGTAAAAGAATTATATGGTATTGAAGGCGAATTGGATAATAATTCTTCTGTAACGTATTATGATTCTGGTTCTTTTTTAAAAAAACATCAAGATGGGTATGTTGATGGTAGAATATGCGTTGTATTAATTTATTTAAACGATTCCGATTATAATCCAGAATGGGGTGGCAATTTAGTATTTAACGATACAGAAACAATTGCACCATTATTTGGAAATGTAGCAGTTTTAGATTTTACAAAACACAATCCATACCATGAGGTTAAAGAAGTAGTTGGTGGATATGGAAGATATGCTTTTTTAAGTTTTGTATCTGTTAAAAAAGGTTAATTAAATAAAAATTTATATTTATATCAGTATATACAACAAATATAATATGAAGTTTGAAGTAACCAATCCAAAAGCTTGGAAAGCTGTAAATGAAAAAAATATTCCAATGTCTCATAAAATCAAAGTGTATGAGAAGCTGGGAGGAGCGTATCGTTTAGGAGAAGATGGTGGGGAGCAGGTGTTTAATAAAATGACAGAATTACTTAAACATAAACTTAACGAAGCCGATTCAGGCGGTGACCACGAAGTAGGCATGGCTATGGGTCAATTGGAAGATATAATAAAAAACGCCAACGAACTCAAAGGCAAGATAGGAACTAAAGAAATGAATCTTCCAGGTTGGATTTCCGACCACATTTCACAAGCAATGCAATTCATTAACCAAGCCAATACTGGCTTCCATAAATTAGACGGAGAATAATGGAAAATATGTACTCGGTATTAATCACCGCAATAACAGTATTAGGTGGAGCATCTGCGTTTCGTTATTATGAGAAACGAGCTCAAAAGAAAGAAAGAGATGATGATTTTATTAAGCATGATTGCAAAGACCGCATTACTAAATTAGAAACTTTATTACAAGAGTCATCCAGAGAAAAAGATGAACTTCGTAATATGGTATTACAACTTACAAAAGAAGTAGCTGCATTGAGTGTTAAAGTGGAGTATCTAACTAAAGAAAATGATAAGTTAGAAAAGGCTATACCAAAAACAAAGAAGCAAGTTTTAAATGGTTAATAATTTTACATCAGTAATGTGGAATGGGATGAAGGTAGAGTTCGGAAAAGTATATTCCGGATTAAACGCATTTGCATTTAATTCTTTAAGCGAAGCTAAATCCGATAAGTTACGAGTATTTGATTTCGATGATACTTTAGTTCAAACAAATTCACACATATACATTACACACAAAAACGGAAAAAAATCAAAATTGACACCTGGAGAGTACGCAGTGTATGAACCAAAAAAAGGTGATAAATTTGATTTTTCTGATTTTGATAAAGTAAACCAACCACAGGAAATTAAAGGAGTTACACGATTACTTAAAAACATCGTAAGAGTTGGTGGTTCAGAAATTGTAATACTAACTGCAAGAGGTGCTTACATGCCAATCAAACGATATTTAGCTGATATTGGATTAACTGGTATATATGTAGTTGCATTAGCAGATGCAAATCCACAGAAAAAAGCAGATTGGATTGAAGATAAAATAAAAGATGGTGTAACCGATGTATTTTTTATAGACGATTCACATAAAAATATATCAGCAGTTCAATCATTATCTAAAAAATATCCAAACATAGCACTAAAGGTTAGACACGTTAAACATGAAACACCTCCAGCTCCAAAAGAAGAAAACGTAAACAAACTAAAATCGTTGTTATATAATAAGTTATGATTTATCTATTTACAGGCCAACCAGGAAGTGGAAAAACCACTTTGGCTAAAAAGTTACAAATGTGGTTACAAACCGATAAAAAGAATTGGCGTAAATCTGTATTTCACATAGATGGTGACCAATTGAGAGAAGTATTCCCTAACAAAGATTATTCTAAAGAAGGAAGAGAGCGTAACATTCAAAAAGCATTTGACATTGCTAAATATTTGGATAATTGTGGCAATGATGTTGTGATTAGTTTAGTTTCTCCATATAGAGAAATGAGAGAGCAACTTAAATCTGAATGTAAAGTACAAGAAATTTATTGTCACACAAAAAAAATTAGAGGTAGGGAAGATTTTTTCGCATTAGATTACGAAAAACCAATTGAATTTTTTATAAATTTAGATACATCATATTCAGTTGATGATACTTTTAAAAATCTAATAAAACATATTGTATGATTCTAAAAAATAACTTTTGATATACTTATATGTATATATTTAATTGTTATTAGTATGGAAAATGAAACAGATGGATTTTTTCCTAATCTTGAAATTAGAATCACAAAAAGAGGATTAGGTGCAAAACCAATTTTAGAATCTCAAATAAAAGCAGCACAGGCTCAATCCAAATCGGCATTTGAAGCAGCTAGAGTATTGGGTGTATCTTACAACACATATAAAAAGTATGCTAAATTATATGGTATATTTGAAGATTTAAAAAATCCGTTTGGTGTTGGGATAGAACGAACCAAAACTATTCGAAATAAAAAATATCACATAGATGATTTGATTGCTGGAAAACATTTAAAATATCCATTACATAAATTTAAAAATAAATTATTTGATAGTGGGTATGTTCCAAAGGTATGTTCTAGTTGCGGATTTAGTGAAGAAAGAATTACAGATGGTAAAATGCCTCTTTTAATTGATTTTTTGGATGGGAATTTAAACAATAGGGTATTGGATAATATTAGACCACTTTGTTATAATTGTTTTTTCCTATTAGTAGGAGAACGTAACGTAAAAAATTGGTATGCAGAAAATGGAATACCCGATGAAGAAGAAGATATATAGGAGTAAAGTTCCATTTCGAATTAGTTTTGGAGGTGGAGGAACCGATATGCCATCATATACAAAAAGTCATGTCGGTGCAGTAATCAATACAACTATTCGTTTATTTACCCATACTTCTTTAGAATTGAGGGATGATACCAAAGTTACATTTAAATGGGTAAATAAGGATGAATACGAAGAGCACGATTTCAGTGATGAATTGGATTGTTCTTACGGATTGAAACTCTTTAAAGCAACTCACAATCACATCTGTAAACGATTTAATATAGAACCATTTGGATGTGATATAATTTCAAATCAAGATGTACCAACAGGTAGTGGGTTAGGCACTTCATCTACTCTTATAGTTTCTTTAATTGGTGTTTACATGGAATTATTCAACTTACCATTGGGAGAATATGATATTGCTGAAATGGCAATTCAAATTGAAAGAGTTGAATTGAAAGAAAATGGTGGTAAGCAAGACCAATACGCGGCAGCATTTGGTGGATTCAACTATATGGAATTTAGAGGAAACGACGTAATTGTAAATCCAATCAGAATTAAAGATAAAGTACAAGATGAATTGGAAAATAACATTTTACTTTATTTTACAAACTTTACTAGAAATAGTTCTGATGTATTGACGGAACAATTACAGAAGATAAACAATAATAATACAACATCTTTACTTTCATTACATGCATTAGTTGAGCAGGCTAAAATGATAAAGGATTGTTTAATTAAGGGTAATATAGATGGGTTAGGTGAAATACTAGATTACGGATTTCAACAAAAGAAAATGTTAGCAAAGGGAATCAGTACACCTGAAATAGAATTGTTATACGAAACAGCAATCAAAGCAGGTTCCACTGGTGGAAAAATAAGTGGAGCAGGAGGAGGAGGATTTATGTTTTTCTATTGTCCAACTAATACTAAATATAAAGTGATAAATGAGTTAAATAAATTAAATATGGGGCATCATCAACCATTTACTTGGAATAAATTTGGTATAAGGACTTGGCAAATTTAATTTTTATTACTATATTTACAAAATGGATAATAGAAAACTTTGGATTATAGGAGATAGTTTCACAGGCGGAGGCCCAAATGCTTGGATTTCTAAAATTTGTAAGCAATTTATTGGTGAGCATTATTATGTATCCTCGCGTGGTAGTAGAGATATTCAAACTATATTTGACATATTTTTACAGAAATTACATAAAATACAATCAAATGATATTGTTATTTTAATGTTACCAACATTGAGTAGATTTAGATTACCATTAGAAACCCCATATGTAGATGTAGAATGGTCCGATGATTTGTCCGCTAATAAAATATCGAATTTAAACATGAATTCAATGATTGGAGGAGCCGCGTATACATCTATTACAAAAGACAGGTCACTCATGGCTGATGAAGAGTGGCGTTTGGAATCTCCATTAGATTATATCAATCCAAAAATATTTCAACCCAACGCACCTGATAAAGAACCTAATTTTGCGAACATATCTCAAATGATAAATACGTCTAAAGCATTTGTAGATAATTGGAATTGTATTTTAAAATCAGTACAATCGTATGTACCATTTAAATTATTATATTATAGTTGGACAGATGAGTATGGTGCAGGATGTGTAATCGGTAAGAATGAAATAACTTATAATTTAGGGTTCTGGGAATCATTGAATGATGTATGGAAAGAAACGAATGGTGAAATTGGTGTACAGGGTGACCATCATTGGTCAACCAGAATGCATAAATCTTTTGCAGATTACATTATACAAACTAATTCAGAATATTTTAATCAATGAGTTTAGAAAAATCTAAAAAATTTGAGCATATTTTTGAAGATAGGGATTGTGTTTCTATTTGGAAATATGATTTAAGTAAATTTCCACATGGACCTATATCTGTTGAACATAAATGGAAAGCATCCTATTTAAAAGAATTAGAAATTCGAATAAGAAGAGGGAGATAGCTTGGAAAATTAAAATATTTCTATTATATTCGTTGAAACAAAATTAAAAACAAGTTATATATGGCAAAAATTATTAAGTTTGACACTGAAGTAAGAAGTGGATTAAAAGAAGGTGTGGACAAGTTAGCAAATGCCGTTAAGGTTACGCTAGGTCCTAAAGGTAGAAATGTAATTCTACAAAAGCAATTTGGTGTTCCCCATGTTACAAAAGATGGTGTATCAGTTGCAAAAGAGATTGAGTTAGAAGACCCAATCGAAAACATCGGAGCACAATTGGTAAAAGAAGTTGCTTCCAAAACTGCTGACCAGGCAGGAGATGGTACTACAACTGCGACTGTTCTTGCACAAGAGATTTTCTCATTAGGAGTGAAGAATGTAGCAGCGGGAGCAAACCCAATGGATTTAAAGAGAGGTATTGATGATGCAGTTAATATCGTTGTGGATGAATTGGCAAAGTTATCAAAACCAATTAAAACATCCAAAGAGATTGAACAAATTGCTACTATTTCTGCCAACAATGATTCATCTATTGGTTCTATGATTGCAGAGGCAATGGAGAAAGTTGGTAAAGATGGTATCATTACCGTAGAGGAAGCAAAGGGAACTGAAACATCAGTTAAAACCGTAGAAGGTATGCAGTTTGATAAGGGGTATCTATCACCTTATTTTGTAACCAATCAAGAATCAATGGAAGCAGAGTTAGAATCACCTTATGTGTTGATTTACGATAAACGTATTTCTGCAATGAAAGAGATTTTACCACTATTGGAAGCAACTGCACAAACAGGTAAACCATTATTAATCATTTCAGAAGATTTAGATGGTGAAGCATTGGCAACTCTTATTGTTAATAAGATGAGAGGAACTCTTAAAGTTGCAGCAGTTAAAGCACCTGGATTTGGTGATAGAAGAAAGGAAATCTTAAATGATATTGCAACCATCACAGGTGGCACATTGATTACGGATGAGGTTGGGTTGAGTTTAGAAAAAGCAACATTGAATCAATTAGGTAGAGCTGAAAAAATTACAATCGATAAGGATACAACTACAATCATCAACGGAGCTGGTAAATCGGAAGATATTAAAGCACGAATTGAATTGATTAAAAACCAAATTGACAAATCTACATCTGATTACGATAAGGAGAAATTGCAAGAAAGATTATCTAAATTAGCAGGTGGTGTTGCAATTCTTTACATTGGTGCAACTACGGAAGTAGAAATGAAAGAGAAAAAAGATAGAGTAGATGATGCATTACACGCAACCAGAGCAGCGGTAGCAGAGGGTATTATTCCAGGTGGTGGAACTGCTTTAATTAGAGCACAAACTGCATTAGATAATGTAAGAGTTGAAAGGTCAGATGATTACCATACTGGGATTCTAATTGTAAGAAAAGCAATTGAAGCACCTTTACGAACTATTGTACAAAACGGAGGAGGTTCAGCAGAAGTTGTAATCAACGAAGTTAAAGGTGGTAAAGGTAATATGGGTTACAATGCGAGAACTGAAAAGTTTGAGGATTTGGTTGTAGCAGGTATTATTGACCCAACAAAAGTGACCCGTTTGGCACTTCAAAATGCGGCATCAATTGCATCATTACTATTAACAACAGAATGTGTAGTAGCAAGTAGTAAAGAAGATGAAAAACAACAACTACCACAAGGTGGTTTCGGAATGTAAAAATTTAAATCAAACAACAAATAAAAAACAAAAATTATGGCAAAGTTTTATTCAGTACTAGTAGCAGTGGAAGTAGAAGATGCGAAAGGTAAAATCAAAAAGAACAAAGAAAACTATTTAGTAGATGCACTTTCGGTAACAGAAGCAGAAGCAAAATTGGTTAACAAATTTGTATCAGAAGGTGTTAATTTAGAATATGAAGTAGTAAAAGTTAGTGAAACTAGAATTATTGAAGTATTTTAATGAAAATAGGTCTTCTATATTGTTCGTATGAAGATTGTATAGCATTACTATACGCATTTTCTGATGGCAAATTTAATTTGGAAAATGATTCAAATACTTTTTCATTTTTTTATAAAAATGATGAGTACATATTTTCACATAAATATAAAGATATAGAGGAATGTGATTATAAGATACGATTATTTCATACTTTTCAAGAATGGAAGAATTTTACAGGATTTGATAGACTGATACAAACACAAACTGTAGAAAATTATCATGTAAGTAATCAAGCTTTAAAGGAATATTTAGATGCCGGAAATATATGTTTATCTTCGGCATCTATTTCATTTGAGCATCCTAATTTTTATTATGAACCCATATTTAATTTGATATATTTCTATTATCAGTATGGATTTAATTTTCTAAATTATTACAAATTTGATAAAAAAAATAATTTATTAGGAATATATCATAAGCCAATTGATGGTGTTAATTCACACAAAAATCATCGAAATTATTTATATTTACAAATTAAAAACATAGTACAATTTGATTTCACATCATATAACTCAAATGATTACAATTTAAAATTATTATTACAACCATACACTTTGTTTGGTCATTGGGGAAATACCCACATAACATCATATCTAGATTTTACAACTAGTGTTTGTAATGTAATTTTTGAAACATTACATTCAAACGGAAATGAAGAAAATCCGGATAATAAAATGCATGGTAGACAATATATTACCGAAAAAACACTAAAAGCTATATGTTTTTCAGAAGAAGAAATTTTCTTTATTTGGTATGGACCAACTAAATTATTTAAACATTTGGTTGACATGGGGTTTTGGTTTTTAAATTGTGAATTTTATAATCAAGAAAAAGAAGTACCACAAACGGTTGGGTACGCGGATGGTATTCTATCGTATTCAGCTATGGAACAGTCGGTGATTGATACATCAATTTTCTTAAAAGAATTAAAATATAAATTAAATGATAATAATCTGATTCATAGTTATCTTATGGGAAAATACGGTGAAAAGTTAAAAAATAATACTAAATTATTTAAAGAGTTATTGAATAGTTATCATAAAAAAGAAGATGTTTTAAATTTAATAAAAAATGGAAAAGGAAATTAAAGAAGAAAGAATACTCGTTCTTAAAAGAGTACCACCTGGAGATAGATGGGTATTTGCCGATGGTTCTAAAAAAACTATTTACCCATCTCTAACTGACGCGTTAGAAGGATGGTATCAACAAGATGGAGATACTAATTTTTATATTGAAGCAAGAAAAGGAACCGTAGAAATAGTTAAGCAAGCGGAAGTAGAGAAAGAAATTAAACGATTCTCATTATATGGCGAAGACTAAAAAATACAAAGTTATCTTAATTAGTGGTGGGTTTGACCCGGTCCATAAAGGTCACATTGAATGTATCAATAACGCAAAAGAACTTGCAGATGAAGTTTGGATTGGGTTAAATAATGATGCATGGCTAAAACGAAAAAAAGGTAAAGCATTTATGGATGAAAAAGAAAGAGCATTCATAATGAGTAATCTTAAAAATGTAGATTGGGTTTATGTTATGAACCCAAAGGACCATTTAGATAATACTGCAGTTGATTTTATCGATGCTTCCAGAAGAAAGTATATAAGAGAACATGGTGAACTATCAAAAGGTGCCGTTGCATTTGGTAATGGTGGTGATAGAACCGAAACTACTACTCCTGAAAATTCAGTGTGTGATTTATTAGGAATTGATTCGGTATGGGGGCTTGGTGATAAAGTTCAATCATCATCTTGGTTATTGGAAAAATATTTAAATTTAGCACTATGAAAGAGGTAATTGAATTAGTTAAAGAGTATTCAAACGATATGGAATTGGGTAAACAAGTTAGAAAATTGTATTACGAACATCAACAAAAAATAGAAGAATATATGAAATTAGTAGAAGGCAAATATATCTACGAATCACCTGATAAGGGTGAGACTATTTATCAAAGACCTTTGGGTTCACCACTTTCGGAAAGAACAATTGTTGATAAATCAAAATCTTCAATTTCACCATCATCTTGGTTATAAAATATGAGTTTTATCATTGGCGCTAGTTGTGTTGATTGTATGGATACTGCATGTGTTGATGTATGCCCAGTAGATTGTATTAATGGACCAATTAATATTACGGGAATGGGATATGAGGTTGGTAGTGGGGGTAAGAATAAAGAATTATTTCCAGGAGGACAACTTTATATCAATCCGGAAGAATGTATCTTATGTGGTGCGTGTATACCTGAATGTCCAGTCGATGCCATCTACAGAGATGAAGATGAAGCTATTGAAGTGGGAGATGAAATATCAGTTCATAAAAATTATGAATTTTATGGACAAGTATTTTTCAAAAAAATTTAATACTTATATTTAAAATAAATCGTTTACTATAAACCAAAAATCATGACAACATTTATCGTTATTTTAGTATTAGCAACTGTAATTGCAGCAACTACAATTTATCTTAAAAAAACAAAGATATATGAAGATAAAGATGGAGACTTAATTCCAGATGCTATTGAAGAAAAAGTAGAAGAAGTAAAAGTACGAGCAAAACGAATTGCAGAAGAAGTTAAAGATGTTGCAACCGCTGCTAAAGAGGTAGTAAAACAATCTAAAGATGTGGTAAGTGCTGCTAAAGGAGATGGCGCCCGTAGAGGTAGAAAACCTTCTCAAAACAAAAACGCAAATACTAAAAAGTAATATTCGATGGCGAAGAAAGGTAGTTCAGAATCATCTAGAAAGATTTCGTTTGGTAAAAAGAAAACTGGAGTAGCCAAAAAATCCTACTCAAAATACGAAGAGAAACCTAAAAAATATAGAGGACAAGGTAGATAAAATGATAAAGCTTAAATCACTACTAAAGGAAGAAGATGTTGTAAAAAACAAAAAAACTGGTAATGTTTATGTGGTTCAAAAAATGGACCCGAATAAACATGACAAACCTACTCCTGCAGAGATTGAGCAAGCTAAAGCATCTAATAACGGTCAATTACCAAAAGGAGAACCTCAATCCAAACAAACTCCAAAAAACACTGCACCAACTAAACCAGGACAAAAACTGGGTGCAGGGGATTTTAAATCATCGGCTGAAACTCCAAAGGATAGTGGAATGCCAAAGCTGAAGGATTTGATGCCAGGGATGGATACATCGGCTAAATCTCTTTCACAAGTAACCCCAATCGAAAGACAACAAATATCTACTGTTATAGATAAGTTGGCACAATTGGGAGCTGAAGCAAAAGCTAAAGGTGAAAAAGCACCAAACTTCAATTTATGTAAAGTAACTATTCCAGGAACTAACTTATATTGTGATGGTAATAAAGGTATCCCTCGTGAGGATATGCCACAATTTAAAGGTACTCCTGTCCCAGGTTCACCTGCTGATAAACTTCCAAAAGATGAAAATGGAGAGGCAGATACTGAAGAGTTTTTCAAAAAAATGTTGGAAAAAGATGGTGTTAAAGTATCAGACCCAGTAGAAGTTCCTGCAGATAGACTAAAAGCAACTCAAAGTGAATTAGTGGGAGTAAAAGTGGCAGGAATGAGTAAAGTATTGGCTGACCCATCCCACCCAGCATACGAAAAGATAACCGCACCTATTTACGTTTCTAATGATGGGTATGTATTGGATGGACACCATAGATGGGCTGCAATTGTAGCACACAATGCTGCAAATCCTGATAACCCAATACCAATGAAAGTTAGGGTCATTGATGAACCAATCGAACCATTGGTAAAGCGTTCAAATGAATTTGCAGAAAAGATTGGTATCAGAGCCAAAAAAGCAGATACGGGAGCAGCAGGTGGACCAGCACCAATAGCAACCGCTGAAAAAAAAAAGTCTAAACTAACTAAAAGAGTTTCTTCCGAAGGAGAAGAAATGGGAACAATCCAAACTAAAAAGGGTTCAACTATTTTTGGTGTAGAACACGATAATATCGAAGGTGCTAAACAAGTAATAGATGATGTTAAAGACACATATCCCAAAGATACTAAAATTGTATTTATGGGAGAAGGTGGAGATAGTGCGGGTAATTATGTAGAAGGTTCCGAACAAGAATTTATTCACGATGAACTGAAAAAGCATTATCCAAATTTTACAAATGAAAGTTGGGATGGTGATGAGATGGATGTATATAATGACCAATCTGAATTATACAAATATCAGGAAAATAAAACAGGATTACCACATAATGTTGTATTAGCAGGTAACTGGGCCAGTATGGTTGGGCAAGGGGATGACATGGCTGCTGAAGATTATTTGGATGATGAAGGTAAACAATTTTTACAAGATGCAGCTAAAGAAGCTGGACTTCCACCAATTAAAAATTTCGATAAACCAACTAAAAGAGATAGAAATACCTTATATAGATTGGCATTTCCAGAAGATAATGGAGATAAACCAACAAAAGTAAATGATATTCAGGTTGCATTTAATGATGCAAGAGATGAAAATTTAGTTCGTAAGATGAAAAAGTGGGAAGATAAAGGATATAAAGTAGTTTCTACGGCTGGGTATAGTCATATAGACTTATTAAAAAAGAAATACAAAGTTTAATATATATTAAATATGTACCCAGTTAGAGGATACCAAAAACCAGAAGCAACTTTCCATACTATAAGTGAGTGGGAAGCTATTGCTAATGAATTTTTACAACTCCAACACGATGGATATGATGTGAGGGGTGGTATTGTTGATAATAACTCTCAATTAGTTGGACTAATAAACAAATATTTTGGGTATCAATTATATGTTGAAACTGAATTATATTCAGACCTTACAAAAAAGAATGTATTGGATTTCATAGAAGATTTTATAAACCATAGAGTTTGGGGGTTGAAGGATGAATTTTCAAAATACATTATTAATATAGAAAACGATAAGATAGCATTTTTTCAAAGTAGAGGGGCAATTGAACCCTATATCTTATTAGATAAACAATTTACTGAAGATACATACGGAAACTCCGATACTGAAGTTATAACGATGCATTGGACATCACCGGAAGGTATGAAAAATTTGGTAGATAGTTTAGAATCAGGTTACACTTACGCGTTATCAACTTTTACCGTACAACAGAAAGAGTTTTTTAGACCTGAAAGTAAAGTTTTGGTTAAACTAAAAGGTAAGTTGGTAGCAGCATTTCAATCGGATGTGAAATCGTTCGCAACTGATAAAGGAAACAGAGCAGCTAATTTATTCCGTTTCTCTTATCCTGATAATGAGAACAATCTTTGTAGAAATTGGGAAGAATGTAAACAAAATAAAACTTCTTTATGGAACGAAATCATCGTCAAACCAATATCTATACTTGATTATAAAGTTGTAACCAAATATTAAACTCAAATAATTATGCTACTTAAAAAAGGAGATAACAACGAAAACGTAAAATTAATGCAGGAGAAATTAGGTATTTCACCTGCGGTAACTAACTTTGGACCTAAAACCGAAGCAGCCGTAAAAGAATGGCAGGCAAAAAATGGTTTAACACCCGATGGTATTGTAGGACCGGCAACTTGGGCAAAAATAATGGGAGGAAACGCACCAACACATACACCATCTGCACCAATTGTATCTTCAGGACCATTGAAGTTGGAAAAACTAAAAGGACATATTCCTGATGCAGTAATCTCAATGATTCCTGATACTGCGGCTAAATTCCAAATCAATACTCCATTGAGATTGGCACACTTTTTGGCACAATGTGGACACGAAAGTGGCGGATTCAGAGCAACACAAGAAAATCTAAACTATTCTGCAAAAGGTTTGAATGGTATTTTTAAGAAATATTTTCCAACATTGGAATCTGCGTTACCTTACGAAAGAAAACCAGAAAAAATTGCAAATAAAGTATATGCAAATCGTATGGCAAACGGAACCGAAGCAAGTGGTGATGGGTATAAGTTTAGAGGTAGAGGATATATCCAATTGACAGGAAAGGATAACTATACTCAATTTGGTACTGCAATTGGAGAAAATATTACTTCCAATCCTGATGTGGTAAGTGGAAAATACGCATTATTATCAGCTGCATGGTTCTGGTCCAAAAATGGATTAAACAAATTAGCCGATGGTGGTTCAACTGATGCAGTAGTAACATCTATTACTAAAAGAGTAAATGGTGGTACAATTGGATTAGCAGATAGAATTAAACATTTTAAAGAATATTATCACTTATTAGGATAATATTCATATTTATATGTAGTACAATAAAGGTTATTTAATTTTGTTTTTAATTAAAAACTATAATCTTTATGAATTATATAAAAACAGTTGCCTTACCAACCATAGGTAATTATTTAGCATCCCTAGTATTGTGGATGTGTGCTTCAATAGTAGCACTGGGATTTTCTTTTCAAGTTTATATGGTCTATTTGCAGTTTACTGGTAAAACAGAAACAACTGCTGCAATTGTTAGATGGCTTACTATAAAACTTGATGGTGGATGGAAAGATAATCCAAATAACATATGGTATAATGCAGATGACCATATTTGGGTTGAATCAGTAACAAACAATGTAAAAATTGGAAAATTAGCTGGAAACAGACAATTAGAATTTGGTGTTAAAAACGTACTAGAAGAGTATTTACAAGAACGAGGATTGGGGTTGTCCCAGTCGGCATCAAATAAGTTACAGGTACAAATTGTATATTTAGATGTTTTAACAACAAAGAAAAACATCTCCGTATTTCACAAAAATGAAGAAGAAGTTGTCATCAGATTAAAGGGAACACTTTATAAGGATGGCAAAAAGGCAAAAGAGGTTATGGTTGAAGAATCATCATCCGAAATCTCTATGTCAACTCTCATAGTAGATGAAGGTGGTAAGTTCAACCAAACATCTTTAAGTAACGCCTTAAAGAAAGCTTCGGAAAAACTTATAACTAATCTATTTGAGGAAAAATAAAATGAAAAAATTCTTATTGTTTTTAGCGGTATTTTTAATATCGCTAGCATCCTTCAGTCAAATAACCGTATCACAATCCGTAACACCAGCACCTCCTTATCAAGTTGGTGATACTCTGACTGTAAAATATACCATAGATAGAGGAACTACAACTCCTCGTTATTTTTGGTTGAGATATTCGTTTAATAACAAAGCACTGGCAATGGTGTCAAATAGTACGGTATTCTCACAAGGTAATTCAGTTCAAACATTCTATACTGGATGGGATAACTACAAATTCACTCCAGCTCCAAATAAGGCAGCTACTAGCTTATATGAACAATATCAAACTACACCTTGGGGGTATGCAGTAAATTCAGATTGGAATGTTGGACAATTAACCGTTCAAAGAACCGATGCTGCAATCAATGGTGATATAGCAACTCAAAAGTTTGTGTTAAAAGACCAAAATACTTACAACGATATTCATAAGTTGGATTTGGCGTATGCTATTAGTGATGCATCTGCAAATATCGCACCTATCACCCGTAATGCTACGAATTTATCATTAACAAATGTAACGGGTAACACGTCTCAATTTAAAGTTAGAGTTTTATTCCCACAAGGATACACTATTACAGACCATTATGTTCAGTTAATGAAGTTGAAAACGGATGGTACTATTGATTTTTCACAACAATCAATTGCACAATTACCATTAGATTCGAGTGGTGAAGCACTTTTCACAACGCAAGTTAAAGTTGGGGATGAGGTTGGTGTATTTGTATCACCTGCATCATCAAAAGCTTGGATGAACAATGTAATTACAGTATCTGATTCATATAAGGCCTTTTTAGGACATTCACAAACTGATATTAGTGGAACTCCAAACTTCTTTACATACTCTAATTTGGAAAAGAAAGTGGGTAACATTACTAAAAACGATGATACATTTAATGAATCAGATTCATATTACTCATTTGCGTATGTGATGGGGCAAGATGTATCTACAAACGCATTTATACCAACAAACACTGCAACATCTTGGAGATGGTTTAGTGGTTTATTAAATCAAAGTTGGTTAGATGGTATTCCAAAGTATAAGGTAACTATTGATACACCAATCAAAGAGGTCTACGCGGTATTTGCATGGGGTGGTGATTTAAACTGGTCACATTCATCTGACCCATCGGTAATTGCAAGTAGAATAGCAGCTGGACAATTCACAAATTCAATTAATGGTGAGGTGAATTTAAAAAAATCTATGAGTGTACCATCTATAATGGCGTATAAAACCGAAGATTTAGAAACTGCTAAATTAAATGTATCAATTACTTTGGAAAATAATAAGGTTGTATTAACTACAAATTTAACAAAAGAAGGATTGGCAGGATTACAAGTTATTATGGATTATGATAATAATAAATTAAATTTGGATAACATTATATTTGATGCAGGAAATACCGTAACCAATTTCTCAACCAACGATGGTGGTAGATTGACATTTGGTTCCATTGACCAGCTGAAAACTGCAAGAATTAAAAAAGGTACTCCATATAAATTAATATTCACTCCTAAAGTTGCGTTAACAAACACTACTGGTTTATTCTTCTTTGTATTAGCAGACGCAGTTGATGCAAGTGGAAATAGAATTAACTTGGTAATAGAATAACATGATTATGAAACGGTTTGTTTTTGCTCTTATTTTTATACTATTAGTACAAATCCAGGGGTATTCTCAAACCGTTTCTGCACCAGACCCTAAATCATTTACTCAATCAACCAACGGACAAGATGCAAGTGGGTTCGTATTAAGCGGATTTGGGGCAACTGAAACTCTACTTGCATCAATCAGTTTAGTTAACCCACCATCTGGTACTACTTTTTATTTGGATAGATTGGATGGATTATCACCTGCAAGTGGATTTACTCTACCTGGTAATAAGACTCGTTTAGTAGTAACTGGTACAATGGCTAATATCAACATTGCATTAGCAAACCTAAAAGTAAATACGGGTTCAGTAAAAGGTAATGTTCAAATATCAGTGGCTGCAACTGTCAACCCAGTTGGATTTTTTTACAATGGAGTCAATGGGCACTTTTATAGACCACTAACTGCTACTGCAGATAGAACTACTTACACAAACGCGAGAAGTAGGTCATTGGCAACAACATTCAAAGGACAACAAGGGTATTTAGTAACAATAACATCTACATCTGAAGAAGAATTTATCCGAGTAAATGTTCCTGCTACAAATGTGTGGTTCGCAGCAACGGATGAAGTTATAGATGGTAGATGGGTAATAGATGCTGGACCTGAAAAGGGGACATTGATGAAAACCCAAAATGGACAAACTAATGGAAACATTCAAGGTGTATATAACAACTGGTGTGGTGGCGAACCCAATGGTAGTAATGGTAGTGAGAACTATGCAGTAGCAAAATGGAATGGTGCATCGTGTTGGAATGATTTATCAAACAATTGGAATAACCCTTATGTAATTGAATATGGAACTTGGACTAATCCCGATGATGCAACATTTACTGAATTCTATACCAATAGTGTAACTCACTCAAATGGAGATGTATTAAGAGCACAATTTAATTTTACATTCGGTCAGAGTATAGATGAAACTAAATTTACCACAAAGTTATTAGCACAAAGTAATAATCAGTATTCACCCACAACTAATGTAAGTAGAACTCTAAATGGATTGGGTAGAGTAGATATGACATCTGATTTAGATACCGTAAAGGTTGCTGGAAATGGATTTAGAGGAACTACATCCGGTGGACAAGTTGAATGGTGTGTGGTGTATGATTACGAAACATCAAATCAGAGATACCAAATCCTAATTGATAAGAGAGAATTTCCAGTAGGTGTTTCACCAAATAGTCTTACTAATTTAAAATTATTTGATTTGTGGGATGGACCTGTAACATATCAATGGGAGGATATGTATTGGGCTGCCTATTGGATTTATACACCAACGGAATTTAACTTTGCAGGTTCATCATTCACATCTAACATAAGAAGAGCAAGTTTCTTTTGGGGATTACAAGCAGAGTTTACATTTACCCAATCACAAAACTACAAATCACATGGAGTAGAGTTAAGTACAACTAATGTAGCATCATTATACAACAATGTTGTGACGGTATCAGATGTATTCATTGCATTCAAAGAATTATCTAATAGAGGTTTGTTCGGAAATGAAAATGGACTGGAGTTTAGTAGTGGTATTCAGTTTATGAACGCAGATGTAGATGGGAATGGTATATTTGATGAAAGAGATACATACAAACTAATACAACATTTGGTGGGTGAAGAAATAATCGGAAATGGTTCTAATAACTTATCTGATTATATGAAGATACTACCAAAATCTGAATATGATTTGATTACAAAGTTAAATTGGAATACGAAACCTAATTCAACTAATAGTGTATATTCACCAATAAATTTAAGTACCACATCTTTACTAAATAGTTTTAACTATAATGTGTTTTGGAAGGGTGATGTTAATATGTCTCATTCTGCATTACAAAGTGTTAGTGGTAATTCTGTTAGAACTATGAGTTTAATGGGTAATACGATTACAAATGAAGTAAATGTGATAATAATGAGTGAGGTTGTAGGTAATAACGTGATTGCAACTCTATCAGTAGACCCATTACAAGAACAGTTAGTTGGGACTCAATTCCAATTAAATTATGATAACACTAAATTAAAATTTGAAAAGGTAGAATTTACAACAAAAGGTAATCCTACTAATTATGGAAACAACAGAGGTAGTTTTATAAACATCGGTTCACTAATAACAAATGGTAATGGGGTGTTGGATAATACAACTGAATATAGAGTTATCTTTACATTATTAAATAACACAACAAATATATTAGGTTTAACATCAGTATCAACAACTGATGCGGTAAATAAAGATGGAAAACAATTAAAAGTAAGAATTAAATAATGAAAAAAGTAATAATCATATTATCCTTACTTTGTATAGGTTTTGTTTCAAACGCACAAACACCAGATACTCTACAACTATCACCCAAAGAATTATTTGGAGAGAGTGATGATTGGAATGATGTGGGTATACTACAATCTTATATTGATTTTTCAAAAGATGTTCTTTCATCATCAAATCTATCAATTGGTATAATTGGTAGACAGATTTCCACCACATTAAATTTAGGATATAGTAAATCATCAATGAACGGACAGTGGGGGCACTCATTTGCAACATCTATAAATCCCGCGTGGAACTATTATGGTGTAGGATATGGTTTATCGAGAAATACTCAAAACAGAACAACTACTCTACAAACATTTTATTCAACCGATTTTGATTTTCAAAAGAATATTAATCTTTCAATAGTAGATGTGTTTAGAACTAAAAAGTGGGGAACATTTGGATATAGTTTAACCGCAGGTAAATCATTTTGGGGGGAGTATGAAGGTAAATGGGAAGGTAAGTTTATTGTTGATGAAAATGGTAATTGGGTGAAAAACATATATCCAATACTACCCGCATCTTCCCAAATAACTTACAAAGGTATGGTGATGTACACATATACAATAAAAACAAAGGTGGTTAATATCTCACCACAGATGTTTGCTATGAGTGATGTATACAAAGTATTCAAAGATGGTACTGCATCCGATTTAGCATACTTTAATGATTTCAATTTGGACTTATATTATGGTACATCTATGGATTGGAAAATAACGAGAAGATTTGTTTTGAATACCAATATCAGATACAACACAACTTGGGATAAATTATCAGAAACCGCAGGATATAAAAAAGCAAATCCAATAATGTTTATGATAGGAACGAACTTTCAATTTTAAGATATGAAGTGGATAAAAATTATATTGTTGGTTTGTGTAGGAGTTGTGGTATCTTGTACCGAACCTGAATTACCTACACCCCCACTACCTACTACTCAAAAAATATTTAGTTTGAAAGAGAATAGAGTGGTTAATGGTCAAGATATGCATTTCGATTTACCGTCCGATGGAACTTATACATTAACTTTAATTGATAAAGAAAGTGGACAAGTTATTAGTAGAGAAAGATTTAAGGGAACTTCTGGTGAAAATGTAAAGAAGATTTATACGAATTCATTAGAAAAACGATATTTATATTTGTTATTGGAAGATGTTACGAAAACCGAAATTGGAAAAACATTAATAATAACTAAATAAAATGAAAAGAATACTTATAGTAGTATTACTAATATTTGGATTGGGTGGATGCATTGATGATACTATAATCGAACAACCAATCACAGAAGTTAATGAAGAACTGAAAATACAAAATTCAGTTGGCATCAAATTAGAGACATCATTCGTAACTACCGAAGTTGCAATGAATGTTAAAGTAGATATTGCACAACCAGTTACAATTAAGATTTTTGATATATCCAATAGGGTAGTATCTAAAGAAACGATGAATGTAAAGGTAGGTGATAATATCTTAAAGGTATACACCACCGCATTACCGTCATCTGCATATAGAATTGGCTTATTTGATTTGAAAAATAATCAATTGGGAATAGTAGATTTCAATAAATTATAATTAAATAAACAAAAAACAGTAATAAGATGTCAGAAGAAACAGAAGGTCACAACGATGGAACATTGTCTGGATTAAAAAAGACAATTATAGGCGTACTAACAACCGCAGTTATGGGTTTAGGTACTTGGGGTATTACCCAAATAACAGGTGGTGGAGATGAACCAGCCCCTGCAGCAGCTCCTGCTCCAGTAATTAACATTACAAACTCAAACGAACAACAACAATCAGCCAGTGGTGGAACAACTAAAATTATCGAAAGAGAAAAAGTTGTAGAAAAACCAGCTGCAGAACCAGTTAAGAAAAAAGAAGGTGATGAGTTCAAAGAAACAGCCCCTAAATGGTAAATAATATGGAACAAAAACCAAGTGGATTTAGAGAGTTATTAGCTAGTATGATGAAACGCAGATGGTTCATCACTGCTATTGTATTGGGTGGCTTTATGGTCATCATTATGGGTATCTTTGGTGCTATTTTAGGCCAAACCGTAATTAGTGGAGAATGGAAAGAACTTCTTCTATTGTTATTAGGTGCATTCATTGGTTCTTATGGTAAAATCATTGACTATTGGTTTAGTGATACTGATAAGGATAAGATGTTAGTTCAGAAAATGGATGAGGAAGATGGTACATCATTAAGTAATACTGCTGATATGCCAAATACTCCAATAGTACCAATGTCTATAGCACCATTGGTGTTACCAACTACAGAGTTTAAAAATGCTGAAGAAAATGTAGTAATACTACCTAAAACTGAAGAAAAACAAACTAAAGTTGGTGTTGAAATCGATGAGGATGGTGACGGAACTATGGATGGTTTAGATTTCGATGGTGATGGTAAGATTGATGAATACTTCGCACACAGACAATGTGAACACATTTGGGGTGATGTAGATGGAGATGGGGATGAAGAGTGTTTGAAGTGTGGAAAGATTAAAGACGAAGACGCCGAAATGGTGGGATAAATGGGTTACATAGTATTAACAATTTAAATTAAAAACTATGGCATTTAAAGACATTTTCAAAGACAACAATGATTACAACGAAAAATCAATCGTTGGATTCGGTTCATTCGCAGTTATGGCGATATTTGCTGGTGCAGATATTGTAACTGGTATTATGGGAAATACACTAGAAATTAGTGATACTATTTTCAATTCATTCGTAATCATTACATTGGGTTCATTCGGTATTGCCGAAGCTGGTAAGATTTTCGGAAAAAAAGGAAAATCTGAAGAAGAAGGATAACAAATATATCTTTTAACTGTAGGAAGGGCAGATATATTTTAAGGGAGAAACTATAATTTCTCCCTTTTTTTATATTTATAAGAAAAGACATATGTATGAAAAAATTATTCGCATTATTAAGTTTTTGTTTGTTAAGCAGTGTTGTGGTAGCTCAAACCGTAGGAACTACAAAGACTGAACAATACAAAGCATCATTTGAAACTGCCATTGACATCTCTCAATTTTTAGATTACGAAGGTCGTCAAATTCCAATTCAAATTCTAAAAGCAGGTATTAGTGATGAGATGTATGAACTATATCCAGAACTCAAAGAGAAAAGAGTAGGTTTGGGTGTAGCAAACATCTCAATGGAGTACTTGGAAAACCTCAATCGTTTCAAATTTACCGAAGATAAAACGGAAATTAAGAACCGAATGGTTAAACAATTCCAAGCATCTCAAGCTGGTATTTCTGAAAACCAGTTGGATGGGTTTGGTAAAATCAATTTAGCAGAATACTTTGTGACAATTGAATGTTACGATTATTCAATATCAGAAGATGAGACCGTAAACTTAAAGGATGGTGTTAAGAATATGGTGGTTACTCGTATCGGTTTGCAAGTTCGTTTCACAAACGCAGAGACTGGTGTAGTATTTGGAGCATCTGGATTGGGTGAGGCAACTACAACGAGAGAATTAACACTATTATCTGATGCGACTGTTGATGAAGTAAAATTCAACCAATCAACTATTTCAATTGCAACTAAAAAGGCATTGGATATTGCTTGTGCTAGAATTTTGGATAGAATGATTAAGAAAGGTATATTTCCAAATTAATGTTTATATGTCAGTGAAGAAACCTATTGATGAAAAAGTAGTATCAGTAACAGGTGGGGCTGCTAGGGAAGTAATATCTACCATTTTACCCAAAACAACTTTTGCAAGAGCCGATGTGAAATCACAAAAGGAAGCAAAAGATATGATTATTGATTTAATTAAAACACTTAATAACTTTTACGAAAAACACAATATAGATAAACGAATAGTAATTTAATTATTTGTTAACATTTGCTTAACCACTTTAGAGAAACGGGTTCATAGTTATTGAGGAACTAACTTAAATAACTTAATGAAATCGTTTCTCTTATTTTTGCTACTAATTCCAACTTTAGCAATTGGACAAATAAACATAGGTGGTATAACCAAATCCAAAACGGAAAGTATATATTTTTCCCACATCAGTTTCAAACACACCGATGGAACTACATACACTACTATCTCAAATGAAAATGCAGAGTATAAATTAAATGTAAAATCTGGTACATACATCATAACCGCAACATACATAGGGTATCAGAATTTTACAAAAGAATTAAATATAACATCTGACATAACCTTTGATATAATACTTGAAGAAAGTAGTACAGAATTAACAGAGGTTACAGTACAGGCAATATCCCAAAAAGTAAATGATATAACTATTGTTAAATCAATACGAAATAGTAATGTTGTATCAGATGGATTATCCATAGAATTTATCAAAAAGACACCCGATAGAAATGTGGGTGATGCACTTAAAAGAGTAAGTGGTGTAACTATACAAAACGATAAGTTTGTATTAGTAAGAGGATTGGCAGATAGATATAATTCAGCACTACTAAACAAAACCCCACTACCATCAACCGAACCCGATAGGAGAGCATTCTCATTTGATATAATCCCCACATCACTAATTGATAACATAATAGTTGCTAAATCAGCATCGGCAAATCTACCAGGTGATTGGGCAGGTGGATTGGTTCAGATAACAACTAAAGAAGTATCTGATAACTTTTTTAATATATCATCGGGAAGTGGTTGGGGTTCGGTTTCAACTTTTAGAGATTTTAAGTTAGTTCAAGCTACCGATTTCCCCTCCACATTCCCATCTACATACAAATACCGAATTAGTGGTAATGGTGATAAGAGAGCTTACACTAAACTATTTGATAATCCATCAACTGAAACAATCCAATCTATTCAGAACTTAAATGGTGGTGTATCATTCGGGTATGTAAACGGAAAATGGAACTCCTTATTCAGTTCTACCGTAAGGAACTCATTTACAATAAATAACATTGATAGAAAGGATTATCAATCATCAACCGAACTGGCTTATGATTACAAAGATGTTCTATTCACAAAAAGGTTTTCCACAAATGGTTTATTCAATTTGACCTATTTGGGTGAGAATAGATATAGTTGGAAAACATTAGTGAACTACCAAACCGATGATACATACCTAACTCGTACTGGTGATAACTTTGATAATGTGCAGAATGTTTTATCTACTGCATCAAATCATATTAACAATGTTGTAATCAGTTCTCAATTAGATGGTAAAGTTAAAACATTAGATTTCAATGTAGGATATACATACACTTTCAGAGAACAACCCGATTATAGAGTTAATCCAATTACAAAATCATTGGGGGTAGATGAACCATATCAAACTGCGTGGAGAGATACATATCGTTTTTGGAGTGTGATGGATGAGAACTCTTTGAATGGTAATATCAACAAAGAGTTTGGTAAGATTAAAGTGGGTGGTGGTTACCTAAAAAAGATACGAGGATTTAATGCTAGAGTATTCCGTAACCTATCAACTGATATGTTAGATGAGATAACAAACAATACTGATAGATATACTGCTGATTTTGATTTGGGTTCGTTATACACAATGTATGATACGGAATTCGGTAAATGGAAATTAAACACAGGATTAAGAGGTGAGTATAATTTATTCGATGTATCAACTGCAGATTTTAGTGGACAGAAAGTAAATGTAGATAGAGAGTATTTGGATATATTACCATCCTTAAACCTTTCATACAACGAAGAAAAAACAAAGTATAGATTTTCGGTAAGTAAAACATTAGTAAGACCAGAATTCAGAGAAGTTGCTAATTTTGCGTATTATGATTTTGTTAGAAATGCACAACTATTGGGTAACTCTAATTTAGAGAAAACTGATATATACAATGCTGACTTAAAATACGAATGGTATCCGAATACAGGTGAGAATGTTTCACTTTCCCTATTTGGTAAGAACTTCATCAATCCAATAGAACAAATTGTAGCAGATGGTTCGGTTCCATCCAACCTCCTCCTAACTTACACCAATCCAAATTCAGCTATCCTATATGGTGTTGAATTGGAAGCAAGAAAAAAGATAAATGGTTGGTTTGATATATACGCAAATACATCGATAATGAATTCCGAAGTTGAAGTGAATGGTGTTAAAAGACAATTACAAGGACAGTCAACCTATGTGTTAAACGGTGGGGTGAATATACACAAAAAGAATGAAACCCTTAATATAACCTATAATAGGGTTGGAGATAGAATATCGGCAGTAGGATTTCAGGGGTATCCTGATATCTTTGAAAATAGTAGAGATGTATTAGATATTACATTCTTACACAAACTTCCAAAAGGAGAATTAAAATTGGCAATAGGTGATGTATTTGCTCAACCATCAATCTTTTACCAAAAGTTACAAAACAGAGATTTAATTAAAACAAACAACGAACAAACAGTTTCATTAACACTAAATTTAACATTATGAAAAAACTATTAGTAGCTATTTTAGCATTCGGATTAATGAGTTGCGATAAAGAATTGGGTGGAGGAGATGGTCCAATCAACATCCCAACCTCAACAACACTTACTGGCAACATCAACACAACAACAACTTTAACTGCGGATAAAGTTTGGACATTGAAAGGTTATGTATATGTAACCGATGGAGCAAAACTAATTATTCAACCTGGTACAACAATCGTATCCGATATAAGTGAGAAGGGTGCATTGGTAATTGAAAGAGGAGCACAAATTGTAGCAGAAGGAACTGCAACAAAACCAATCGTATTTACATCAGGTAAAGCAGTTGGAGAAAGAGCACCTGGTGATTGGGGAGGCATCGTTATATTGGGCAGAGCAAAAACCAATAGAACATCAGAACCAACTATTGAAGGTGGTATTGGTAGACCTTATGGTGGAACAAATGATGGAGATAATAGTGGTGTTCTTCGTTATGTAAGAATTGAATACGCAGGTATTGCAGCACTTCCTAACTCTGAAATCAATGCATTAACATTAGGTGGAGTTGGTAGTGGAACAATCGTTGAGAATATCCAAACTATCTACGCTAACGATGATGCATTTGAATTCTTTGGTGGAACGGTATCTGCAAGAAATCTATACGCATTCGCAACCGCAGATGATGATTTTGATTTTGATTTTGGATACACTGGAACAATCACAAATGGTGTGGCAAAAAGAGACCCACAATTCGTAGATAGTGGTGATGCCGGAAATGGTGTTGAATGTGATAACGATGGAACGGGTTCACCTGCACAACCGTATACACATCCAAAACTTTACAATATGATTTTGATTGGACCGAATGTATCTACTGCATTAGCAAACCACAATTTAGGTTTGAGATTTAGGAGAGCAACTCAATTCACAATGAAGAATAGTATTGTATGGGGATGGATGAAAGGTGGTTTAAGTTTGGAAAGTAATGAAACTGCTGGATTTGTAAAAGATGGAGTTTCAGTATTTGAAAACAATTCAGTAGGAACATTTAATCCTACCTTAAACTTTATCAGTAAGGCAACTACAATTTTGACAAGTGAACAATTGAAAACATTAGCACTTTCAAAAAGTAATAAGGAGATAGATGTGGTAATACCTGAATTAGATAAACCTATTTGGAGTAATGGATGGACTAGATTCCCATCTAAAGGAAATTAAAATTAAAAGGGAGGTAATACTCCCTTTTTTTATATTTATAGGTAACTAAATAATATACCTATGAAAAAGGCAGTTGTATTTGTACTAATTTTAATTGCAACAATTTTATTAACATCTTGTACTACACAACAACGCGTAGTTTATAGAGATTGTGATTGCAATACTAACACATTTGGGTTAGGTTGGGGTAATAATCCTTATTGGAGTTGGAATGATTGGGGATGGAACTATCGCAATTTATATTTATATAGAGCAATCCCTCCATACTATGTTTACCCAAACAGAGTTCAACCACATCAACCCACAAGATATGAGAGAAAAACTACGATTGGAGAAAGACCTAGTAGAACATCAACTGATAATGTATACCCAAATAGACCACGATTAGAAACTAGACCTAATCAACAAAATTTACAACCGAGTAGAATTCAACAAAGAACAACTACTCCAACAAATAATCAACCCACTCGAAGTAGAATTCAAAACAACTAATGAAAAAATGGGTAGTATCCATTTTACTATTAATTGTTACATTTATAACGGCATTTAAAGCCGAAGGGCAAACCTATACCCAAACATTTATAGATAGATGTACGGGTGAAACAAAACTAGCTACAACTACTATAATAAATGGTAATGCTACTGTTTCATTTTATAATCAAGTAAGAACTTTTACACCATTAGAAGTACAAATGGGAGTAATTCAAACTTGGTTATTTACAACTAAAGCTACATACGAAGCATTTACTTGTCCTGTTATCAATACTCCAGTGGTTCAACAAACAGTTACAAATGCAGTGGCACAAACGGCAAGTACTGCAGCATCTCAAGCTGCAAGTTCAGCTGCTTCATCTGCGGCATCTACCGTAGTTGTTCCACCTCCACCACCTACAACACCACCACCTGCACCATCTAGTGGAAGTAGTACACCACCTCCTGCTCAAAGTAGTTCATCCGCATCATCGAATAGTGGTGGAAGCAGTTCATCTTCATCGAGCAGTTCATCTTCATCTTCCGAAAATAAGAGTGGTAGTTCATCATCTTCATCGGAACAAAAGAGTGAATCCAAATCTGAAACAAAATCAGAAAGCAAATCCGAATCTTCTGAAAACAAATCCGAATCAAAAGAAGAAAGTAAATCGGAAAGTAAATCTGAAGAAAAGAAAGAAGAATCAAAATCAGAGGAAAAGAAAGAAGAATCTAAAGAAGAGAAAAAAGAAGAGAAGAAAAAAGAAAAAGCAGTTTCTTCCAATCCGATGTTATTAGCATCCGATTTATCTACAATAGAATCTCCTGATGGTAGATGGTTACAATCTGCTACGATAGGTATATCTAAAGCATCTATGGCAGGTGATGAAAGTTATTCTGCAACTGCAGTTGTTATGAGTGATTTGAAAACATTTATTGTGGGTGGGGGATATACTAAATTAGATTTTTCAGAAGGCAAGTTAAATACTATACATTCATATTCATCTGCATTTGCGTATTTAAATGGGACTTATATGAATTTATTAGGATATACTCATATTAAACCAACTCAAAAATATGGAGTGCTTGGTTATAATTTGGGGGTGATTAACCTTTTAATTAAAGATGCAACTGGTAAGTATGGATATAGTTTATCAACATCAGCAGTTGGGTTTTGGACTAAACCATATCAATATAGTAAAAAATTAACAATATCACCTCAAGTATTTACTATGTTATCACCAATAGCGTACAATACCGTAAGTAAAACTACGACGGTAAATAGAAATATAGGATTTTTATTAGGAAGTTCCTTTGATTATAAAATCAGTAAAAGATTTGGTTTCAGTATTAACTACAAATTGAGTGGTAATACTGCCGCAGGTTCACCTTTTTTAAGTAATATATTGATTGGTTCGAGAATGATTCTCTAAAAATAATATGGTTGTATATTTATACCAAAGGTTACCTATTTTTAACCAAATAAACACATACATGGACGAAGGTGATAGTAAAGACAATAAACAAATTAAAGAACAAAAGTACGAGAGTACTGATGTACAAAGATATGGCATTGATGCTGGCACTATTCTTCAATCCGTTTGGGTTCGATGCCGTACAGTATTCCCTGCTGCTACTGACGGGAAGTTTATGGAAAGCGAACTTCGTTTTGTATTGTATAGCGGGTTCATTTTTTGGGGTATACATCTACTTCACCAGATATTTAAATAAATTAAATAAATAATATGAAAAAAACCATTACCCTTATTAGTTTCTTAATTGTTTCATTCCTTTCATTTGCACAGGATGTTAAAGTAAAAAACAATGTATTTGAAGTACTTTACTCACAAGATTTAGAACAACCACTATGGATTAAGTATCGTTCAACTAATAGACCAACGAATGTAAACAGAGGTTCAATGGATTTTTACAAAGAACCCAACATCAAAACATCGGATGCGGATGATTATTATAAAAACATCTACGATAAAGGACATGGTGCACCTGCAGCATCATTCTCCGATAATATGGAAAACCTAAAACAAACATTTTCTTACTTAAATTCTATTCTTCAAGACCAATACCTAAATCGTGGTGAGTGGAGATTGTTGGAAGAACAGGAAAGAAGATGGGATGATACTGAAAATCTTACAGTTTTAATCACACTTCACTTTGATAATCCAGTAAAACGAATTCCAACCAATGCTGCAATTCCTGCATATATGGAAAAACATATTTACTTTGAAAAACAAAAAATATGGAGATGTTATGTATTTTTAAATGAAAAACCAAAATACATTTTATCACAATTGGAAAAAGTTTGTAAAGAGGAAGAACACATAAAATAATATGTCATATTTAAATACCCCAATACCAGTAGTTGAAGCATTTATAAGGGGAAACTTTTTAAGAAATCAAGAAGATTCTTTTGATAAAAAATTCCCTTGTTATATATTTGGGATGTCATCAATACCTGCACAAGCACCATTGTTTCATTTTATTATGGAAGATGGAGCATTGTGGTGGAGAATGCCAATACACGCGTTTTGTTGGAAAGAAGATGCACCGGAACAGGAGTTAGATGAACTCGTATTATGGGATTCATTTTCATATCATGTGGGTGCTACTTGTTTTCCGATGTTAAAGAATAAAACCTGTAAATTTACTTCAAGAAGAAGAGTTCAATACTACGGAAGGTATTTATTCACTTTGGACTGGGGGTCTTCAGATGATATGAGTGATACTGATTTTGGATTGAGTGAGTTCCCATCACAACACAAATGTGGTCATTTTATTGCAATGGAAAATGGTAATTTTGCAATTCAACCAAACAATAGACTTATAATGCATGACCCATCTTTTACGGTCAAAGAAGAGATTGTAATTAACAGAAAATATAACACAACATTATGGACCGCGGAGAGAAATAAACGATGGGTCACACCTGATACTGATATAATGAACTATGACCATACGGATTTAGAATCAGGAGAATCAAACAAAAAACGGTCGGAAGAATATAATAAATTCGATAAAGACATAATCAATGAAACTAATATTTAATCACAATAATTCTGTATTCGATGGAGAAAACCCATTGATATATTTAGAATCATTGCGTGAAAATGAAACATCTCAATTTATGTTTGAGAATGGGTGGGTTCCCTATGGTGATAGATGGTATCAAACAAAATCTGCAAGATTAAAACTCAAACCAATTTCAATTAAGAGAAAAAAACAGTTAAGTAAACTAAAGATTACAACTCAAACAAATAATTTAGAAATTAAGATTCTAAATGATTTAGAAGCGTATTCTTTCTCCAAATACTTTGATTTTTTTATGGATGATTTATTTTGGGGTAGAGTAAATTTTTATGATAATCAAATCTTATATTCAGTTTCTAATGCTATAACCCATAAAAATTCATATGGTACTTTATCGATGTATTATTTAATTGATTTATTTAAGGATGATTATGAATATCTTTATATTGCAGACTATTTCAAAGATTTTGAATATAAATCAAAACTACCAGGATTTGAGTATTGGGATGGTAACGAATGGGTATTCAGCGGGGGCTGGGGGAATCAGCGTCGTACCTAAATTTTTTTGATAGTATTAAAAATTATTTCCAAAAACACTTGGATTTTTGCCATCTTTTTACTATATTTACCCTGTAATAAGTCGTAAACCCTAACCCCTAACCCTATGTTAACCCCTCAAGAAAGAGAATCCATAAGAGAAGCCCAGATTCTGGAATACAACACCGATTACGATACCTTTGAAGAGTATCAACGAAGAATCGATACCAA